GTGTAGAGGTAACAGGTGTAGAGGTAACAGGTGTAGAGGTAACAGGTGTAGAGGTAACAGGTGTAGAGGTAACAGGTTTAGATGTAAGAGGGATAAGATTCTTTACTTTATACCCATGTAAGCTTTCTTCTACGTATCTTTGTACTGCAAGAGCTTCTGCTAACCATTTTGTATCTTTAATATCACCGTATCTTTTTACAGATTTCCAAAACCATGAGCTCCCATAGAGACGAGATTGGTCTGGAATTGGTTCTGTTAGTTTTCCATGTATGAGTTTTACAGAGGGTGTTGCATCTATAGGAAGGGCTGAACACTGTTTACATATCCCACCTTCTATATTACACGTATTTGGACATATTTTAATGGCATATACAAGTAACATACTATTCCCAATAAAAGTGTTTCTATCTGAGTTTCGTAGTCGTGCTATACAAGGGTACATCGTAAAGGGTGATATCCATAACCATGTAAGGAATATCAATTTTATAGAGAAAGGGTACGAGCACTTGGGTCATTTGTTTCAGGCGACCAACGAGGCATCCAATATGCCCATGGATCACCCACTTTATATTTGTAATTTTCAAATAACATGCGATAATAATATGCCTCGGGGGTAGGTGGTCTAGGAGTCCATCCAAAAGGGTTTGATTCCCATGTATCAGGTACATGTACACGTTCTTGTATTTCCATAAACCATGATTTCTCTGTAGAGCTTACTCCATCCGAAAATGCCTCTTTTTTCCTCCAAAGAACTTCATTTGGTAAAAGATATCTATCACATGCCTTACGTAAGAACCATTTCTCGCACACCGAACCAGGAATAGGTCTCCTTACCCTTGTAGGGAGGCACAATGTTGTAGCTACAAGCCCCTTGTCTAAAAAGGGAGTTCGAGGTTCCAATCCATGTGAACTAATACATCTATCAGACCTAAGAACATCATATAAATGAATTTCATCTAAGAGTCTTTCACATTCCCTTTCATATGCCTCATCCGATGGTGCTTTATTTAAATATGCATAGGAGCCCCACTCTTCATCAGAACCATCTCCATTAAATACTACCTTACAATTTGTATGTTCTGCGATATATTTTCCAATTAACCAGTTTCCAACAGAAGCCCTTACAGTTGTAATATCATATGATTCTATATCACGAATTACATGTGGAATAGCATCAAACATTTCATCAGCTGTTTTAATAATTTCTGTGTGATCTGAACCAATATATTCGGCAACCATACGTGCGTATTCTAAATCAGAGCCGCCTTTCATACCGATACTAAATGTTTTCAAAGGAGGTTTTCCTAATGATTTTAATTCTCTTTGTAAGAGGGCACAAATAAGGGAAGAATCAAGTCCTCCGCTTAGACATGCTGCGATAGGTCGCTCTGTCATGAGTCGTTTCAGAACAGCCGATTGAAGAGAATTGAAAAGAAAAGAATCCATTTGAGGAACATCTAACTTCATCGTTGGCACAGTATGATACTTTTGTTTTGTAATGAGAAGGGAAGGAGAAATTACCCATACTTCACCTGGTGGAAATGCATATGTCTTTTGAACCATATTTGAAATCGCCTTTCTTTCACTTCCAAAAAAATAGTTGCCAGATTCATCTGTTCCCCAAAAAAGAGGACGCACACCGTATGGGTCACGTGCTACAATTGTATTTCCATTTTCCTTATCATATAAAACAAGGGCAAAGACTCCATCAAAGGAACGAGCAAATGCTACAGCATCCCCGTTACAATGTTCCCACATAGGTCCAATAACTTCACAATCTGAGCCAGACTTTGATTTCGTTTGTAAACGCTTTGATAACTCAACTGAATTATATATTTCCCCATTACACATCCATTTCATTGTATCACATGGTGAGCTAAAAGGTTGATTTCCTTCAGGATTTACCCCATTTATGGCAAGTCTTGTAAATACCCATACACCATTTTCAACAAGTTCTATTTTGTAGAACTCGGGTCCTCTCGCCCTTAATAATTTTCCGCCATTTTCCCATATGGATTTCCATACAGCATCTATTTTTTCCTTGTCATCTCTCGTTATATATGCTAAAATCCCACACATACTTTCTTTCTTTTTAGCAGTATAATATGTTTAGCCCTATTTTGTAAGGCCGTATACAGATGGAAGCAGTGGCAAAGACTCTTTTATCAGGTTTAATTACATATGGTGCTCATTATGGATCTGTCAAGTTATATGATTATTTATGTGTGCCAGATGGCGTATTAGGATTTCTTAAGGGATTTATAACAACCGGCAGCCCTGTTTGTCAAGTAGGTGTTACACTCATAAAAGAGACACAAACATCTTATTCTTCTCTTCTCCTTATGGGAATATCGCGTTTATTAATTGATGCTGTTATCCCAGGTGGAGCAGCTGCAGTTCCCGGAACCTAAATAATAAGCATAGGAGTCAAACAGAGGGATGAATGTTAATGCATCTACAGAAGGTTCTTTATATGAACTAGTATGCAGAGGCAAAAAAGATACATTTTTCTTTAATGATTCTCCGAAAAGCGTATTTGTATTTGATAATGCATATGAACCTGAAGAACAGACTCTTTTTGAGAGACGTATAAAACAACCTAAAACAGCTGTTGACTTTGGAAGGACTGTTGAATTTGACGTAGAGCCTGTCGGTGATATTATAAAAAGATTTACATTTCTTATTCAATTGCCTTCTTGGTTTCCAACGACGATACAGCGTATTTTCAAAACATCCACAATACAGGATTCAACCGGCGTAACATATGGATATGTGAATGGAATAGCATATTTTTTATTTGAGCGGATTCAATTATATCAGGATTCTATTCTCCTTCAAGAATTTAGCGGAGATGCATTATGGGCACTTCATTCTACAGAAGGAACCTATGCGTCTAAGCGCCTTATAGCATCTGTAACAGGATCGCATGATGGTTCTAGTGCGCAAATAGGAAAAAACGCAATGCCAGGTCAACTTCGCCTTGATATTCCTTTTATAGGATGTCATGAAGGCGGCGTTGGATTTCCTATACGAGCGGCAAGCCTTCATACATATACAGTAAAATGTAAGTTACGTAAGATTGAACAATTAATTGAAACATCTGATAAACGACAAAGTCCATATCCGTGGGGAAAATCATTTCAATCTACTACAGCGATATCAACCCAATCCTTTTTGGCACTTCCTATAACGAACATGTCACCTTTAATATTAACAATGGAAACAATCCAGTATTATGTATCACGTGAAATTCAAGACGCATTGACAGTACGACCAACGGAAACACATTGTTTTAATTTATATGAAAATATATTTACATTAAATCCATCTGATTATATTAGCGGTGGATTAAAAAAGTTAAGATTGGATGGATGTCATCCAACATCACGTATTTTATGGATGTTTCGAAGTAAGACAGATATTCAAGCAAATCTTTTATGGAAATTAAATCCAGATTCAGGTGGTTCTTATTATACAACAGCAAGTCTCTATATTGCTGGCCAACTACGCGAATCTGCATGGGACCCGTTGACTTGGCGTGATATAACAAATTTTGCCAAAGAGAGTATTGATACACAGCTTGAAATAAATACAATGAATTGGTCACTTGGGACAAAGGAAGAATTTCCCTTGGATGGGACAATTAATATGACGACAGCTGATAGACCTACTCTTACATTTAATTTATTAGGCGGTGAATCATATGAAACAGAGTTGCGAGTCTTTACACAAGGATGGACATCGTATAAAACGGATGGAAAAGGTCGCGCCGAGCTGCTATCGTTTAATTAGTTATAGATTGTAAAATACAATCAAATGATATATTTAATTCTGAGAAAAGGGTGTATAAAAATTGAAGATGTTCGTAGACCTTTGTACAATCAACCCCTACAATGGAGCGACTTGAATGTGTAAATGACGATGGAACTGTATGGAAAGAGTGCCTGATATGTCATGAAATGCGAACAGGGGTACATACAACGTATGCTCATAATAAGGCAAAGGAGGAAGCAGCATCTTTTGCTCATAAAGGTGCGTTAGAGAAAACAGAGGATACTGCTATAGATGACTTTATAGATTACTATATGATGCTTTATAGAAAAATATATACAAGCGTATATGAAGAATTATTCAAAACTTACAGGAATGAATATGAAACATTGCTTCATCGAAAGTATCAGAACTTTGAAGACGAAGATGATATTTGTAGCTATCATCATGAGAGTATCCAATGGCTTACATCATAATATAAAAAGGTAGCGTAAAGACTTCACGCCCCATAGGTAGTAATGGAACCTCCTACCTATGGTTTTCAACGTCCATCAGGAGATATAGTAACCTTACTTGAGTTAACCCCTCGTGATTTCCAAGATAATCATTATTTCCCTTTGTCAGCCGATAAGACATGGTGGTTACAAGACTCCGACGCACGTGTGCATCCATTTACGACGTGTGTTCAGCAAACACCCTTTCGCGGACCAACATCTTTTGGGCAAAGATTCACATTTGATGTCAAATCAAATGGTTCAGGTGATATTCTTTTGAATACAGCTATTCAAATTGATTTACGCCATTGGTTAGATGATACAACTATTCTTCGATTACAGAGTGGGCAGTATACATATTCTCCACCTTGGTCTTATGCAAAAGAGTTAGGGAGTGTAATTGTTCAACAAGCAGAGTTAGAAGTAAACGAGCAGACCTTAGAAACAATTGACGGTGATTTTATACATGTATATACCCATCTTTTTCAGGATTTGAACTCACAGTATGGTATTTTAACGGATGGATTGGGAGCAAATACACAAGATCTTGCAAAGAATCCATTTCCAACACAATCGGGTATTTTATGTATCCCCCTTCCTTTCTTTTTTCAAAGGCTTTCTCGTGAAGAGGGATTTCCTTTGCTTGCTGTTAAGAATGGGAATGTTCGTATTCATATTACTTTAAGGCCATTTGAAGAGTGTGTGCGTCGTATAGGTGCAGCTATACCAAAGGCAACACCTACACCTCTTGGGCAAACATTTACATTTACATCGTCTACTCCACCATCTGTGACTCGAATAGCATCGTCTACTCCACCACCTTTTAAGAGTATTCAATTAATAACATATTCTGCTCATACGGATGGTTTTATTCGTCAATCTATTTTGAAAAATCCATTCGAGATACTTATACGAACGTTACAAACATTTCCTTTTAGTGAACCATTAAAATATACTACAAATAAATCAACGAATGATACTATACAAGTTCAGCTTCCCTTAGAAGTAAATCATCCAATGGAAGAAATAATATGGTTTTTACGAAGAAAGGCATCCACCCAACAAAATGATAGAACAAACTATTCATCTGTAACGGATCTTGAATATGACCCTGTATATAATCCAAAGCAGCCCTTATTAGTGGATGCCAGTATATATTTGAATTCAACAGAGCTTATACAAGCAGAAGAGCAATGGTTTCGCCAACATATTTCTCTAGCCCATCCCGGTGGTATATCATCATATAATGAATATATTTACGGATATTCATTTGCGAAACACCCAGGAAAGCATCAGCCGACAGGTACGGCAAATGCATCACGTCTTCAATCGGTTCGTTTGAATTTAACAGTTCGACCTCCGGGTGGAACAGATATACAAGATTGGGAAGTTGTAGTATATGTGATACGATTGGAATGGCTTCGATTTCAACATGGGTTGGCAAATCGTATATATATTGACTAAGGGGCTTAGAGTTTTTCATACAAAGAACACAGATGGCGGCGGCGAGCCTATTACAATTGATATATTCAGGGTTTCAAGAGGATAGATTGTTACCACCCAAAGGACAACCACACATAAATGTCTTTACAAAGGCATTTATGAAGACAGGAAGGTTTACAACAGAGTGGTATGTAGTTCAATTTGATGGAACACCTTCTTTTGGAAAAACGGTAAAGGCAACTATTCCACGAAGAGGACATTTAATTACAAAAGCATATCTTGTTACGCTAATGCCTGATATAAGTACAGCACAGAAAAATGCTGCTGCTGTTGCTACGTCTGTAGGAACTACAGTAGGGGGTCCTCTTTTTGGTTGGACAAATTCAATTGGACATGCATTAATTAATCAGGCACAAGTTACCATAGGTGCAACACCAATGGATACATTGGATGGAAGATTAATGGAAATGATGGATGAATTTAATACACCTCTTGAAAAAGTAACAACTGTGAATCGTATGTTGGGTAGACATGATAGTGGATTTTCATATAACTCAAATGGGTTTTCTCAAACAAATCAAAAGGTGGTTACACCTCTTCCTTTTTGGTTTACACGGGACCGAGAAATGGCATTACCCATTGATGCTATAGGACTTGATACAGTTCAAATTTCAATTAGTTATGCTCCTTTAAATTCTTTATATGTTTCCTATAAACATGTGAGTCCAACGGTTACTCAACCATCACAAGGTTCAGATGGATTATATATACCTATTGAATCGGCAAGCTTTACTAATATTTCAGGGTTTCCATTGACAGGAAAAATGCCATCTAAATTAGACATTCAATCTGCATATATACTCCTTGAATATGTATATTTAGATAAACCAGAAGCGAATCGTTTTCGTTTAGGTGATATTAAATACCGAATTCCCCAGCATTATGCTATACAGCCACATATGACAAATGGACAAGCAAATGCTCGCATTCCCCTTCGTATTCCAAATGTAACATCTGATATATATTGTATGGCACATAGAACTGATGCTGATGTATATAATGCACCATTTCATGCAGCACGTGAATTATTCAAAGGGACAGATATATGGTGGCCTGATGCAAATGGATTGGGGCCACTTTCTTTTACACGTTTAGTTCCAGCATATTCAGGAGAAGAATCTGAACCTATTCAAAGTATAGTATTAATATACGAAGGAAAACTATTGCGATATGGGTCTGATGCACCTGTCTATTTCAGAAGTATTTTGCCAAGTTTTGAAAAGAAAAAGACACCGTGGCATAATAAATATTATTATAATATACCCTTTGGGTTTCAAGGAATAGGTCATGCAAATATGGATAAAATACAAAGGGTAGAATTGGCTCTTGAATTTAAGCCATTGTCAGGGACATTCAGTGTGACATCTATACCAAGTTACACCATATATATCTGGGCAGAAACATATGGGGTTCTACGAGTGTATGGTGGAAGGGCAGGTTTACTCTTTGGATACTAAGGGTCGTCTAAAGAAAGAAAGTTTTCCAAGGGTTTCTTTAAAATCCTCTGAAAGTTCAGATTTCTTAGGAACGGTAGATGCCTTTTCAAATGCTGATACAACTCTTTCAGACCACATGGATACATCATTATCTATAGTATCGTTATATGTAATTTCTGGAGAATTTAGTGTAGGAGGCGAACTAGTTTTTATGATACTTGTCCATGTATCATCCTTGGGTGTAACCTGTAGAGTAGTCCTTGAAACGGGATGTTTATTATATGGAAGTGTTTTAGGTATACCTTTTTGATTCCATTCCCGAAATGCCTCTGGCGTAGCAGTAGCAGTAGCAGTAGCAGTAGCAGTAGCAGCAGCAGTAGCAGCAGCAGAAGCAGCAGAAGGAGCAGAAGCAGCAGAAGCAGCAGAAGCAGTATCATCCTCTGAATCACTTTCTAATTCCCTCAGTCGGTAGAGCCAATTATATTTCGAATGTGCATTATAATCAATACCAGATGAGTGTACCACACCCTTTTTTGGCATTCTATGTATATACATATTATAAATCCTTAACCCCAAAAAATGAACTTTCAAAGCTATATATATAATAGTAAATGACGTATAATCTTGCAATAGTGGAATCACCATCTAAATGTAAAAAGATAGCATCTTTCTTAGGACCTGGGTGGCGTGTTATAGCAACATTTGGTCATATACGCGCATTAGAGGAAACCATTGATGCTGTAGGAATTGATAAAAACTTTGAACCTACCTATACCTTTATAAAAGAGAAATCAAAGGTAATGAAACAATTATTGGATACAGCTAAATCAGCAAATAAAATATATTTATGCGCCGATGATGATAGAGAAGGAGAAGCAATTGCGTATAGTGTTGCTTGTTTATTAAAGCAAGACCCACTTTCCTTTCCACGAGCTGTGTTTCATGAAATAACAGAAAAGGCTGTTAAGTCAGCTATTGCAAATCCAAGGAGGATAGACATGAACCGTGTTCTTGCTCAACAGGCACGTTCTGTTTTAGATATGATGGTTGGTTTTACTATATCTCCCCTTTTATGGAAGTATGTCGCTGTTAAATTATCTGCAGGTCGATGTCAGACACCTGCTCTTCGTCTCGTATGTGATAGAGAGAAAATGATTAAAACACATACATCATATGGAACATGGGTTATATCTGGACATTTCAATTCCCTTGGTAAAGTGACTATGAAAGAGGAATTAGATGAACAAGAATCTGTTTTAAATTATTTGGAAAATATACATTCGGGTGAAGATGCAACTATACAATCTGTTACAGAGAAACCCTGGTCTGCCTCTGCTCCAAAGGCTTTTATCACAAGCACCTTACAGCAAGAAGCATCTGCATTATATAATTTACCTCCCAAAGAGGTTATGCGTATCGCTCAATCCCTCTATGAGGCAGGTCATATTACTTATATGCGAACAGATTCACATATTCTATCATCTGAAGCCGTAGAAGCATCTCATAGATGGGTTCAAGCAAAATATGGAAAAGAGTATATAGGCTCTATCCTATCACACTTAAAAGATGGAGCGCACGAAGCAATTCGTCCTACACATATTGATATGGAAGAGTTACCAAAAGAAGATGAATGGGAAACAAAACATAAAAAGATATATTCTCTTATATGGCGACGTACGATTCAAGCAACAATGGCTCCCGCAAAGGGAACATTACATACTACAACTCTTACACTTGATAACGACGATGACAAGTTTATATGGACAGCTTCGTATCGTAAAACACTCTTCGATGGATGGCAAATTCTCGGGCATGCTGTAAAAATAGATGAAGAGGAAGATGTTACAGAAGGTGAATCGTATCCACTTATACAAGTGGGTTCTAAAGTAAAATGGTCATCTATTGAAGTACATCCAAAACGGTCAAAGCCTTCTCCGCGATATATGGAGGCAACCCTTATAAGGGATTTAGAAAAGAAAGGAATTGGTCGTCCATCTACATTTGCATCTCTTGTAGAAGTATTATTTGAGAAAGGGTATATAGAAAAGAAGGATATTCCTGGAATACAAATAACAAATGTAAAGTATCTCTTATCTCCGAATGAATGGCCTGCAAGGCAAGTAAAGGAAACAACAACTATAGGTAAAGAGACACAAAAGATTGTTTCTACTCCATTAGGTGAATCTGTCCTTCAATTTTGTATAAACGAATTTCCGCAATTATTTGCGTATGACTTTACATGTTTAATGGAGAAAAGGCTAGATGATATTTCAGAAGGAATATGTGAATGGAAGTCTGTATGTAATGATACATGGAATTCCTATAAAGATACATTTCATCGTTTGAAAGATACATCTTCAAAGCCTTCTCATTCTGAAAAGGTGCGTGAGTTTTCAAATGGATTGAAAGCTGTTTTATCAAAGAAGGGCCCATTGTTAGTGCAAGAGAATGATGGAAAGGCGATATTTTATTCATTTCCTGATGTTCCTTTTAGTGAACTAACAGAAGAAGAAGCAAGAAAATGGATTGAAAAGGGTTTACAGGAAACGGTGCTTGGTGAATGGAAAGGTGCTAAAGTATATAAGAAGAAGGGTCCATATGGATTATATATAGAACATCTTGGTAAACGAGTCCCTTATGTAGAAGGGGATACGTTGGAAAAAATAATAGAAAAGTTTGAGTCAAAGAAGGAGACGGGTGAAAAGCGAATAGGTACATATGCATTTGCTGTTGGGCAATATGGACCATATATGTATAAAACTGGATTAAAAACAAGGACGTTCTTATCTGTTCCATCAACAATAGATACAAGTAAATTAACTGTTGAAGATGCGGATATACTTTATAAGAAGTTAACAATGGAAAAAAAGGGAAAATCAAAACCACGTCCTAGAAGAAAAGAGGGTGATATATAGAATGGAAGGAGTACATATAACAACACCAGCTAATTCAGCAAAACCATCGCCTACGGTATCAAGGGCTCCCTCACCCGATAATTTAGGCCAAAAGCTTCTAGATATATCTGGTTCAAAGGCTCCAAGGCCAAATAATGGATGGTCACGTGAGCAAGAAGAATTAATGGCTGGATGGGCGGATATAGCAGCATGTTATAGATGGATGCATGATAAATGCGAGAAGAAGATGAATTTTAATAATTTGTGGATGACAGTCCCTGTAATCATATTATCAACATTAACTGGATCTGCAAGTTTTGTAATGAATAGTTTAGTAGGTGACAATCCGACATCGCAGAAATATGCCCAAATAGGTATTGGAAGTGTATCTATTTTTACAGGTATACTCACAACATTGGGTAATTTTTTCAGATATGCGCAGAGTTCAGAATCAAATCGTGTTGCTGGGATTGCGTGGGGTAAATTTCAACGGCAAATAGCAGTAGAACTTGCTCTTCATCCGAATGAACGTATTGATTGTTCTGATTTTTTAACAATGTGTCGTGCTGAACTAGATAGATTAATTGAACAGTCTCCTCCTATTCCAGATTATATTGTCATTGAATTTGAGAATGAATTTGAGAATGTACCTGTCTTAAAGAGACCTGATATTGCACATGGGGTTGAGCATACACGTATATATAAGAATAATGATAATCGTCTTAAACAACTTGTAGCGGATGCGGCTGTATTTATGAAACAAAAGAAAAAGACATGGCATGAAGCATTATTACCTGATTTAGAAAAGAAGATGGATACAGAGTTTGATAAGAGATTAAAGGTTGTTACAGAAAGGTTGGAGGAGATAGAGAAAAGATCATCTTCTGTCCCTCGTTCTGCGCAGCGTTTACCTATTATACCTAAACAAGTTGAGATAAAGGTTGCGCATGATTCTGACTCAATATCAGGGGCTGACGCTCCCGTCTAAAAATTGATTTTTTCATGTGACCTACACGATGGCACATACATTACAATGTTCTCTAATTATTGGAATTCTAACACTGAGCCATCTACTATATTTCACTGGAAGGAGCTTTTAGAGAATTGGAACAACTCATATTCGATTCCATATCCTGTAGACACTGTTCTCGAGAATCTTGAGAGAGTGAGGGAGGCAAATCTTACACCAAATCAGTTCAAGAAGTACTTGAATTTTACGGAGGAGGATGAGGGAATGAAGTGGTTTCTATATGAATGTATTATGCGAAAGCCACAATGGAACTCCCTTCAATTCTGCACATTTCTCCGCGGTATCACAGATGAGGTAATGCTTGATACAGGTTTTCCTAATTTCCCAGGATCTCCACGTGGCATCACTGCTCGTGCATTTATTGAGACTCATTTGTCTGGACTTGAGATTGATTACCTTGATTTGTTACCAGGCCTTGTTCCTCTGATAACTAGACCTCTAGTTAGTTCTGAATCTTCATCAGCATCTACTTCTCCTGTGCGCACAAATAAGTCGAAAGAGGCAAGAATGCAGATTCGTATTATTCGCAATATAAATTCGAGGGAGAATGAGGATGATACAATTACCTTTACACGAACGGGAGATAATCTATTTAAATATACCTATATGGACCCTACCGCCGAACCAAATGGGGCAAAGATGGTACTTGATAAGCTTACATCAGATGATGTTATTGAACATCTGAGTCGGTCATTACATTTAATTACTCTTGATAGCATCCCATTTGAGGCAGTTCAGCTTCTTATTCCTGGATATCCATCGGTGATGTTACCTGTAAAGAAGCTGACATCTTCAACTCGTGATTTGATTTATGAAACGGTTGAGAGCACAATGGACAACTGGCCATTATTGGCATAAAGTATAAGGGTATTTTCAGCATACCAGCATACCAGTACACCAGCATACCAGTACACCAGCATACCAGCACACTCTATAAAAAATATAGATGATATTCTATCATTCTTCTAGAGCCTTATATGTAAGGGGGTGAAGTTTTAGAAGCCGTATTGCTGTTTTTTTATGAGAAGGCCAGCATTGTTTACAGCTTGTACATTTATGTGTACAAGACATATATGCATCAAGTTCAGCATCAAGGTATTCTTTTAATATAGAATCAAAGCTCATATATTGAACAGGAATGGGAGGGGTAAAGGGTTCTGTATACGATACAGGTGGAGTAAAGAAAGAAGATACGCGTTTAAATACTGCTGCCATAGGACTTGTCATCGTATACATTCATTGTATACACTCGTAAAATTCATTTTTAGTATCGTGAAGTATGAAAGTTAATTACAGCGATAGGTTAAAATGAAATGGACGTGTATACATAGAATGGATAGATGTTCTAAATTTAATAGGTCACTTGATATACTTACAGGGGATGCTCTTGCTATTCTATATGAACAAAGGGATGTATTTCCTGTGAAAGGACAAGAGGTATTCAGTTTGACAGAGAGTGAAATAGCAGATATTATGAAAGATAAATTAAAAAGTATAGTTATAGAACTTGGAGTATATTTGCATCCAAGAGAAATGGAAACAGAAATTAAAACTATTCGTGAGAGGGAGTATATACCATATCAAATACCAGTAATAACTGTTCATTTGGATACAGACGATATATATGATATAGTATATAATACGATTCCATATGTCTCACGCTCTAGAGTTATAAGATCGGTTCTATGTGTATGTTAAAGTGGGTATGAATTATATATTTCGTATCTATATAATCTTACAACGGTGTATTCATTTCACGTATCATATTTACTCGTCCTTTGCGTAGATACGATGAGTCGGTTGCTTCAGCTATTTGCTCAGGTGTTTTATTTGTTGTCATGATAAGTATGACGTGTTGATAAAGTCCTCTATCTATTTCATCTAAGAATGTATTCCATTGAGGTTTATTATGTATTTCGATTGATATAGTCTTATGTCTTTCTATTCCGTTATGTATTAACTGTAGTGTACTATCAACTTCATCAAATGAAAGAATTAATGGACGTATTTCTGTTGGTTCTAGTTCGTATACTAGATTTGCCATCGTATCACCTGGTTCCCAGAATTTGGCTGTATTACAATATACACCTTTTAGTTCTTTTGCTAGGAGAACAGGAAGCATTGACTTTCCTGTTCCTACAGAACCATGTATTAATACAACAATATGATTTTTCTTCTTATATTCAGTGATTATATCTTCTATAAGTATTGCTTGTTCTCCTATAGGATTTATATTTATAGATATATTACGACTTTTATAGTAAATATTGAAAAAAGAACCAGCTCGTGTTGCTATATAAAACTCTGTAGAAACTATCTCTGATGTAGGAACGCTTACATATTCCGAACCAGTCTTTATAGTCGTAACAGTATCAGATGTCAGTGCGTCATATGATGCTTTTGTAGCAACTAACCAAATAGAATACTCATCACTTGAGTTATGCCCACTGTTAGTAGATATATTTGCAATATACCATCTGCCTACAGAATATCCAAATGCTTTTCCATCATCGGCAATATGGCTACAATACCCTATTAACTTCTTTTGTATTCGCTGACATTCTTCTCTCTTTTTAAGGACATACATGTGTATACCTATATACCGCGTTAATAAAAAAATAGCTGTCCATGGTATATATGTAAGTATATTTGTCATGGAACTGAATAAAAAAAAGCCTATGATGCTATCCATATGAGATATTGTCCTTATA